GCAAATCCGCGCTCTGTCGCTACCTCCTCAAAAACCACGGGGCGCTGTACATGCGCGGCGGCGCAACAAAGGACCTCATGTGCCAGGTGGCCATGGAGGCGCTGGGCGACCCCGACATCAAGGGTTCCAAAGGCCGCCGCGTGCCGTACGCACTCATCGACGCAACGCGCGCCACCGAGGCCGCGCACCTGCCCTACGCTACCATCGAGCAGCTGACCGACGGCCTCGGCACGTCAACCAAGTACAAATCGCGCTCCATGGTGCTGAACTACCGCATCCAGTGCGCCATCTTCACCAACGCGCGGCCCATGCTCGAGCGCCTCTCCGCTGACCGCTGGATGGTTTTTGAGCTCACTCAAACACCAGCTGGCGACTGGACCATGAAACACGTCAACATCGCAGCAGCAAACCCGGCGTTTTTCTCCACTACGGTCGAGGCCGACTTCTGCCACAAAGCGCGATGGGAACAATTGGGCTACAAGTTCAAGGAGGCTTCCCCCGTGGCACACGCAGGCGAAAAACACGCACGAGACGAAGAGGAATGAGCCGTACCTCGCTAACGCTCGTAAGGCCCTACTCCTCCTGCGGGGGCTTACCAGCCTCCTCGTCGTCGTGGGCCATTGCTTTCATCGTGGAGGTGGGGCATCAAAAAAAACCTTGTTCTTTCATTTCTCGCCAGACTTCCGCCTTGCGGCGGTCAAACTCAAGCCAATAAGCCGGCCCCACAAATTGAAAGCCAAGACGCTTCCTTTCGTCCTCCCTAGCCTCGCGCAAAAACTCGGCAAGAGTCCTCGGAAAAGGCCTCTCTAACACAACCGCGGGCATCCTCCTAACATTGGGTTTTACCTTACCCCAACTACGGGACGCTTGCAGGAGACTCGGGGGCGGCCCTTTTGACGGGCCTCGTCCTGACATCTCCCACCTTACTTTTCCTGCGTTTCGTCAGGCTCAACGCACTCAAGGGTGGAGTTCTCGACCTCCGCAAGTAGATGCCGCAAAGCGCGGACAACGTTGTGATTAGGAGGAAACACAGACTCCACAATGGGAAGGATTGCTGCTGCCCAGAAGGTAATGGAGTAGTGGACGGAACAAAGCTCGCACATTCAGTGTAGGTGGGTGACTCCATTTATTTAACGGTTACGCCGGCGGTTACGCAACAAACTTCCGCCTCCCCCACCTAACAAAGTGTCAGCGCGTCTCGCATCAGAGGCACTTGACACCCTTGACGCTGATCACCCAGCGGTTCGTGGTTCTCTTAGCCCAATTGGACAACGTGCGCCAAGGCGCATCCTCTTGGACGACAGACTACCAATCGGACCTTTCGGAATGGGCGAACCAATGGCAAGCCAGACAACAGGTGGGGGAGGTGCAGTGTGGGAGGACGTCCCGCGCTACATCACGCGCACCAAAAAACTCCGAATGGCACGGGGTGATTTCATCCGCGAATTCGGTTTAGGCCGCAATCGCACGGCAGCTGGCGCAGCAGCGCTCGCAGCAGCAGGTCTCGGCCGTTACCGAGTTCGCCGCCGCATGCGGCGTGGCGGCACCAGCCGCATGTACCGTAGGTACAGGGGCAAGGGTCTGTACACAGGTACCGGCGGGTTTTGGGGCGACCTCTGGAACAAGTCCGCAGGCTTGCGGGGCACACTTGGTAACATGGCTCGTTCAAGCAGCAACCCCTACCTGCAAATGGCAGGTCAGGCCTCGCAAATGCTCGGGACAGGCGCGTACGGCGACGGAGTGGTGAACAACGAAATCGTCAACCAAGGCGCAGGCATGGATGTACCCTCTTTCGCAACCGGCGGCGGCGAAATGGGTACAATCCAAATCAGCCACAAGGAATACGTAGCTGACGTTTTCGGCCCCGACGTGGCTGGCACATTCAGCAACGTCACCTACGGAATCAACCCCGCACTGCCGCAAACGTTCCCGTGGCTGTCACAAGTTGCAGCCAACTACGAGGAATACACCATCAAACAGCTGATCTTCACGTACCGCTCAACGGTGACAGACTTCGTTGCATCCAACGGCCAAGTGGGCACGGTGCTAATCGCAACGCAGTACAACGCCAACGACGCACCTTTCGCGTCCAAACAGGACATGATGGAATACGCAGGCGCGGTTTCGGCAAAGGTCAGCCAGCAAATCATCGCCGGTGTGGAGTGCGACCCCGCGCAACTGTCAGGGCCCCCGGGCAAATACACGCGGTCTGGGCCGACCCCTCCAGGCGAAGACGTGAAAACTTACGACCTGGGCACGCTGAACGTGGCAACTTCAAACACGCCAGAGCAATTCAACAACCAAGCAGTGGGCGAACTGTGGGTTTCCTACACCATCGAACTGCGGAAACCCAAATTCTTCGTGACACGCGCACAACAGTTGCTCACCGACGTGTTCATCGGTGACACCGGTGTGCCAAGTGGAAACCCCACTGTGGGAGCGGAACTCAGCTACATACCGTACGCTTTCGGTCAGCAGAACCGAATTGGCGGGGCGCTCGTCACACAGTACGGAGCAGCCTATCCACCCATCGGCCACGTCCTCTACTACGTTTTCCCAGCAACGTTCTCAGGCGACGTTGAAATCGAACTGACAGGTGTAATCGGTTCAGCAGGAGGCAACGCCCAATTCCAGTTAGCCGATTTCGGCGCGCCTGGAGGCACAACCGGCCCGCCGGGAATCGTGCCAATCTACGACATCTGGAACTCAGGCGGCCTGGCCGCACCCGCAAGCGGCTGGGCATGGGGCCAAATCGGCTCACTCGGCCCTACAAGCACCAACTTTTCAAGCAGGTGGCACGCAAAAATCGTGTCCCCTACAAGCGCCGCTTCGCTGCAAGACAACATCCTGAAAATCACAGTGCCCGATGGCCCTTCCGGGCCCCTACAGCTACGCAGCTTCCAATTCTCAATCACCATGTACAACACGGGCATGAACGACGCAAAATCCAAGCGTCTCATTGCAGTAAACCCGTCAACGCAGCAAGTGATCAACTTCCCACAGGGTGCTGGCACACTACCGTAACTTCGGGTACCGACGCGGTTACACCGCCGCCAGCAAAGCACAAAAAACACAACTGCCATTTTTTCATTTTTTACTCTCATTCTCACATCCCCGTAAAAAATGAACGTGCGTCCGATTCGCGCTCGCACTGTGATCACAGCGGTGTGGTTGTTTTTGTTTTTCGCTTGGCCATTTCTGCACAAAACGTTTTTTTCGTATCCACGTGTCACAACACCCACCTTACAACGTTTTCGTGCAGATCGACATGGCAAGCGACATTCCCAGGTGGGATTCGCCCCTGGGGGGCTCATCGGTGGACCAGCTATCGAGTGGCGACTTCGAGCTGATACCCCCGTACCAGCCGCGGCGTGTGGAGCCGTCGCTGGTATCGAGTGGTGAGGAAGCCACCTGGTGCGTAACCGCCGGCGTAACCGCCGGCTAGTACCGTAACCGCCTGTAGTGCTACAGCACTACAGGCGGCTACAGGCAAAGGGGGGAATCTAAGATCCGCGAGGGATCCGCCCCTTTGCCTGGTTAACTACACCGCTACATGTGCTACAGTGGCGGTTACGCCAGCGGTTTCGCCGGTTACGGTACTAACAACCCACCTCCCGCACCACTCACAGGCCCGAGAAGGAGCTGTTCGAGGACGACGAGTCGGAGGTTACGGCACCATTGGCGTACGGTGCCCTCCCGGCTGAGATGAAGACAACGGGAAACGGCTTCCGCGGCATCGTGTTCGCCATCCACTTCCGCGGAGCCGCCAACCAGAACCGCATCGCCAACTTCATCTCCATCATCGCCTCGCGCCTGCGCTCGCTGCGGGGCACCAACGCCAAGTACGTGTTCGCGCTGGAGCTCACCGCGGACGGCAACCTCCACGCGCAAGGCGCCTTCTACTCCAACACGCCGCGCCCCCACTCCCAGTGGGCGCGGCACATCGGCGCACACCAACGCATGGTGGGCACGTGGCAGCAAGCGTGCCACTACGTGCTAAAGCCCGAGTCCAAGCCCGACCGCGCGTGGTGCCTGCTGCGCGGCATCAACGACGACTACATCGACCGCGCAACCTACTGGACGGAGAACGTGGACGACTTCATCACGCCCGAAGAGCTAGCGCGCATCCGTGGCGTGGCGTGCTGCAAAGTGAAGAACTGCTTCTGCGAGTCGTGGCGCATCGAAACCAAGGAGCAGCCCGCCGAGGAGGAGATCGACGAGATCACGCTCAAGTACGAGGAGCTGCGGCCCTGGCAGCGCAACGCGCTAGACATCATCCTCGGGCTCAAAGCAGCTGGCGGCGAGCGCATCTGCCCGGTCTTCGTGGACACCAAGGGCGCGGCCGGCAAATCCGCGCTCTGTCGCTACCTCCTCAAAAACCACGGGGCGCTGTACATGCGCGGCGGCGCAACAAAGGACCTCATGTGCCAGGTGGCCATGGAGGCGCTGGGCGACCCCGACATCA